GCTGTAGTGCTATCTGTAGTATTTCTAACTATCTTACCTACATATTCAGCGGTAAAAGAAGCATTATCATCCTCCAAATCGTTAGTAGTATGGGTGCTATCATCCATCAAGCCAGATCTATTGTCGAAGTTCCCAGAGGCTGAGTCGAACCAGTCTACTGCAATGTAGCCAGTACCCGTAGTATAATAAGCGTCATGTGTTCCCGTGCTAAGATTAGCCGAGGCTAACTCGATAGTATTATCACTAGAGTCGTAGAATATATTTGAAGTACTAGGATCGTTTATCCCTTTCCCTGCTACCCCGTTGCCAAAAGTAGGACTCTGTGTAGAAGTATATACTGCATTTAGATTTAGAATATCTGCTACATTTGATATAATATACCCTGCATTGACAGATTCATTGCCTGAAGAGTCTAGTGCTTTTATTAGGTATGATCCAGACATAAGAGGTACATAGAAATTATCTGTGTTACCTGCTACTGATTTAGTAATATCTGAAGATCCGGACCAAGTCACACCACTAGTTTTACTAGTATGCCTTATCCAATAATTACCACCATTTAGTACATCTAAATCAGTTACTGGAGTCCATGTCAAATAAGCTTTGGAACCTTGAGCAACCATATTAAAGTTAGTTACATCATTTGGAGCATATAATTTGCCATATATCTCAGCCTCTATACTGGCATAGGGGGAATATATCATTAGAAAATTCTCCTTGTCTTAACTCGAAACTCTAGCGTACCTGCTGGAGCATCATCTATTACTATACTCTGCGCTGAAGTCTCACCAATAGAGGTCCAGTTTGTAATTGCGGGCGCCTTTCTTCTCCATTCAACATAGTATGAGGCAATATATGGATAAGTAGTTGAAGTACCTGCAGTTTTTGGGGCATCCCAAGAAAATTCTGCTCTATTTTTAACATTACCCATTGAATCAATATATAGTTCCTCGCTAATAGTTAAGTTAGATGGGGAAGGTATTGGATCACTAGGATTAGGTAGACTACTAGTGGATTTTGAAGAAAACGCAATATTTTCTTCGATGTACCCATATTTAGCTTCATGGTATTTTAATCCAGAAATCTCAACCAAATTAGGTCCAGACTCCCTAGTTATTAATACTCTAAAATCTTGGGCTTCCACTGACCCCATCTCCTCTAATATCCACATATACTCAGTAGTAGGAGTATTGGCAAATGCAGAGGTCACTACAATTTCTGTTACTGCCTCTGTAGTACCAATAGTGCTAACATCTTTTGTTTCCACCCACACATAAGGTTTCCATTCATTATCTACGTTTGCATTTAAACAAGTCTCTTGAGTAGTCTCAGATTGTTTAACTCCAGACTGTACACAAGCCTCTTCTGTATTAATTATAGATAACTTATAAAGTTTACCCGCAGTAACAGAAGTAGGAGCATCTAATTTAATAGTAGTAGTTGTACTACCTGCCGCAGTTCTACCTCCATAACGAATACCAGCTTTATGTGAGTCGGCTACCTTAATAATGTCTCCGGGCCTAACTACTGCACCTTCCATACCTGTTGTAAAGGTTATAGTTTCAGTTTCATATCTTTCAGTATATAAAATCCACTTACCAACTCTACGAGCCTGACCTTGCGAAGTACAACCTACAGCAATTACATCTACAGAAAAAATCTGATTATTGGCGTTAACTATACCTGGAGCATCTTCTACATACTCAACATTCTTTCTATAAAAATCCTCTGGATTATTCCAAGTAACATGCGCAACGTTATGTCTCTGTTTCCTAGAAGTTCCTTCATAAGTAAATGTACCATCAATAACATTAGCATCCGAAAAATTCATAACTGGGTCTTTAGGTGCATCTTGTACAGCGCTAACTTGTCCTTGTTGCCAATATATCATACCTCGGAAAATTGAGGATATATCATTTAGTACTTTGAAAGCCTCTTCTCTTCCTTGTAAGTATAGATTACAAGCAAATCGTGCCTCTTTATTACCCCAGCCGTCATCAACTCCAGTAAATTTTCCCGAATTGTCTACGGCATCACAGTACTTTCCAATTTCATATAAAGACCACTTATCCATCTGATTAGCAGACAGCCATTGACCTAGTCCGTACCTATCATCAGTACATAAATCATATAAAATCCAAGCAGGATTACAAGTCCATTCAACATCAAATGTACCGTTCCACGAGCCTGTGTACAAAGTATCTCCAGGCAAGGTACCTGTCCATTGGCCTCCCGCTTGCGTACACCTATCCTGGCGCCTATAACCCGATAGGGAGCAATGCCCCACATCGTAAGGAGTATAGTTACTAGGAACTTTTATTTTTACTCCTTTTATTTCATACGCTCTGGTAGGTATAGAAGTAAACTGTCTAGCGTCTACTTGTGTAGCTATTATAGCGCTATTAGGATATCTTAATTTATTATCTATAATTTTAGCATAAGAACCAAAATATATTTCATTTTGAATTTTTGTGGAAGTAGCGTCATCGCTGGTTCTTTCTACTTTAATAGCTATAGTAGTGAATCCAGAGGACTTCCAAGCCGCTGGTATATCTAACCTATATGCTCTTTCATACTTTGCTGATGTCTTTCCTGTAAAAGAGTCTGTTTTTGCTGCGTACCAAGAACCATTATTATCTTTTTCTAACCAAATTTTGAAGGATACAGCAGATCCATGTAAGTCTCCATTATCATTATCCGCATCTAAAAGGGAAGGAGTATATAGTAGAACTACTACTGCATCTACTGTAGTAGACGAAAATGTTTTAATTATAGCTCCAGGGGCGTCCTTAGTTACTATAATACCAACGCCCACTGAATTTTCTGTCCCTGCAAACCCCGGTATATAAGCCTGAGAGTTTGTACCTTCTCTAGTAGAATAGACTACGTCATCGAAATTGCTATTACCTGCAGAATCCTTTAATGGGGTTTCATTTAGATAAATAGACTTTTCAGCACTTAATAACCCTACTATTTCACCTTCGGACAGCAGATCAATAATTCTAGCTTTAGATTCTGAAAATAATGTATCGTCATCTTCTTTAGGAGTACTACCAGCGCCGCCGCCTTTACCACCACCAGCACCTCTAATCCAACCGTTATTACTCATGGTGTATAATCCTCTGGTGCAACCCCTGAACTGATAACAGTTCCCCCTATTAATAATTGCCCGTAACATACAGGGATAGCATAACCTTGTCTAACTGTACTAACTGCTCCATCGAATCCATAGTTTGTAGGCTTATCCGCAGTATCTGGAGTTTCTGGGGTTGGCGCTAACATAGCGGAGATCCCTCCTAGTATTAAGGATCCTGCGAACTTCATAGCCAAACTACCCAGTGTTCCAGCACTGTTTACTCCTATACCTATAACATCCGCTACACCAAGTGCCGACCCATAACCAGCGCCACCTGATGCTATTAGAGCTTGTCCATAAAAATAGAATCCACTAATGATAAGAACACCTAGTAGTATCATACCTAGACCTTTATTTTTTGCCCCTAGTATTACAGGTATTATTTTAATTTCTTGACGGCCTGAAGGGTGTCCTAGCTCAGAATAGTCATTAATATAAGACTTTCCTACTATTACTTTATAGCCAACACCTCGTTCTTCTGAAGAAGCAACGAATTGTCTAAATCCTATATTATTAACGTCAAGTGCTTTGAAAGCCTCTCCAGGCGAATTTACATCTAAGGACCAGTCCTTACCATACTTTTCTGCTAATTCTCCGTAAAGTGTTACTTTCTTTAACATAATGATTTGTGCCTTAAATGGTGCGTGGTATGTTTTCTCCAATATCCACCATAGATTTCTCTATTGGATAGTCTACCGTGTACGTGGTGTAAAATTCTATCGTTTCCGATAAAAACTGCGGCATGGTTTGGTACAGGTGAAATTAATTTTATTAAAAAGACATCATATTTTTTAATATCATTTTCATCAAGTATCTTAACAAAACCTTGTTCTTCATAGTTTTCTAAATATCGGTTCTCACCTTTATCCCACCAGCCATCTTGACCACTGAAACATTCAAAATCGATATTTAGCTCTTTTTTGTAATAATCTCTAAGTAATGTACAACAATCTAAAATTCCATAACTAAATTGTCTACCTACTATTGGTGCTTCATATCCTGAAGGCTCCCAACTATACAGTCTGTTACCTGGCCAACTTAAAATGTGCCAAGGCTTATTAGAAGTTTCGCAAGCAACTTTATCTGCTTCGGAAGGCTCGCAACCTTCATTAGGATGAGAGTGACAAATACCTATAATAACTCCAGTATCTTCTGCATCCGCGTAACTTACTGGGTCTAGGATGAAATACTCTTCAGGATTCTCAGCTATATTTTTTGCGGGGAAGTATCTCTCTTTATTCCCTACCCCTATAATAAACCCACAGGCCTCTTTAGGGAACTCCTCTTCTACATGTTTTCTAAAATCATCTAAGGTTTTCTCATTCATCGTATCGAGCCCATATTAATACCGGCTCCTGGAAACCCTCCAAAAGGGCTCTCTGCAGGCTCGGGGAACCTCAGCTCACAAGAAGTAAAAGTTTTTGAACATACATCCTTAGTAGAATCTGCAACTACGTTATTATTAATATCCCAATAACTACTGCCCGAATACCCACACTCTACTCCTCTGTATACCCAAGGGCATGAGTTAGACACTACCGTTCTAGAAGGTAGCTTAACTCCATGTATATCATGTGCCGCAGTTAATTCAAACTGAATATGAGTCCTAGTTTCTACAGCTTTTCTATCTACAAACCAGATCTCATCTGGAAAATGTGCAGTATCATCTGCTATAGCGGAAGCGTACCATATACCTGGGCCAGTTGCCGCTTCACAAGTAGTCTGGTTGTACACTGTCCAAGTACCTACAGAACCGTTTTTATTAACATCTAAACAGTCTGATTTACTCAGACTTGGGTCAGATCCTGACTCTCCTGTACACACCCCCGAGGTTGGGTAACCATTAGTATAACAATAAGAGTCTAAATACTTTGCGAAAGTTTTCTTTCTTATAACCCTTGCACCAACTAAATCCTCGTAACTATTAATAACGCTTGATAAAATAGAAGTAATATTAGCTACAGTAACTGTAGGTCTAGGTATAGATCCCTTACCAGCAAACTCAAACCCCTCAGCTTCAATAGGCATAGCTGAATATCTATTGCCCTGCCATACGATTTCTTGCATATTCTCATTATGACCAGAGTGCCATCTAAGGATTGGTTCAGTTGAGGATGCGGTACCTGAGGATAAATCAAGCTCAAATAGCTCAATAACTGCCCCAGGCTCAAAGCCGTGAATATCCGCTGTAATTTTATCACTCATGGTTCAAATACCTTTGTAAATGTTGCTGTTATAGTTCTAATACCTGACAAAGTTTCTTGAGAACTCCATTTTGCACAGGTATATTTTTTATATGGATAAATAGTATAAGCTTCTCCGCTTGCCATAATATCTGCTGCTAAGGATAGGGTAGTGGCGCTATCTACTGCTGTTACAGTAGTAGTTGTAGGGGTAGAAGTAATAGTTACAGTAGGTACTGATCCATATCCACTACCTACATTTGTCATTGTAACCGATGTTAATGTTCCAGCTGCAGATACAACAGCAGTTCCTGTAGCGGTAGTACCACCGCCTCCAGGAGGAGCTATTGTAACAAGAGGAAGAGCAGTAGTATTGTACCCCGACCCTGCAACTATACTACCAATACTAGCTACTGTTAAACCAGATAAAACGGCAGTTCCCCCGCCTCCAGCTCCTCCAGAATCTGTAACAGTAGTATTTAAATATCTAGCCGTAAAGTATTGACTAGTATCTACCAGCTTACTAGCAACATAACTAGTAGTAGTACTAGATATGTCATACCCAGCAGGATACCAATCAAAGGCAGTTACTCCTCCTTGTACTTCAAAAAACTTTACAATCTTATTAGCTTCTGCCGAGGTTCTATTTTTCCAAGTTAAGCTCCATGATTCCGGTAAGTTATTTATACCAGCAGCTACTCGCTGCTCGTACCCATCACCGTAAGTAGCCTTTAAAATTCTAGGCTGTTGGTCTGATTTGAGCCCTCTATCTGGATTTACATCTACTTCTGTATTAAAATTTGCCATAATTAGTATTGACTAAGTAGCCCTCCAGGTCGTTTCTGATCTACTAGTTCCGCTTGTACTGCTTGTGAAATCATATAGCCAAGTTGTTTAGCGCTATCTCCATCCATTCCAGACTTAGTATCAGAGTCAGCATTTCCATCACTATCAATAGTTACATTAACTGTAACGTTATTTTCTGTATTACCTGTTGCTCCACTAATTGGAATAGATCTTCCATCAGGTAGCGGCACTACAGCTTCGTTGTATTTACCTTC